CGTGGGGGTTACACTCACAGATGGTGTTGAACCCGTCTGTAATGGAGCACCCAACCAACCCGAATATGGCTTTAATTTCTCGGGGTCATACTCCCAAGATTTATTAAACTTGTTAAAAACTTGTTGTTCTCTCTCCTCAATTGAAGGAGGTGTTTGTTCTTTTTTGGCACCAACTACTCTATAATTCTTGTAGTTTCCAAGATGCCCCCAACCAATACCTTTACTCATATTATTAAATATAAAAAAAGGGGGGTTTTACCCCCCCTTATTATTTGATTGTGAATTATCCTACAATAGTCAATCCAGATACAATACCAGACAAAGGTCCAGTAGTCAGCATCATAGGTGATTTTGAGTAGAAAGTTAGGGTGATAGAATATTGGTTAGAATCTCCCATCGCCGCACCACTTGCACCAGTTCCCGCAGATAAATATCCACCATCAAGGTCTAAACCTAATGCGTAGATGTCTCCGTTCATAGTTTCCGCAAAAGCGGTCAGCCCTCTATTTTGAGCCAATAACTTAATTTGGTTTCTTATTTCAGTTTCCATCTTTAAGAATACCATTACTAAATCTTGCTGATAAAATAGAGTTCCATTTTCAAGTGAATTGTTGATTGTTTCAGTCAAAGATGAACCGCCGTTCTTACTTAACTCGTAGGTATAGATTGTTCCCGTTCCAGTTAAGCCAGCAATTTCACCACTCACTTCTGTTGAGCCCGTAATCGTTCCACCCAAGAAAACTCGCTTTAAGCCACCAACGGCAGAAAGACAACTTAAATTGTAGGATTCAGAGACGAGACAAGATGAATAGTCACTCATAATTTTTAATTTTTAAGATTTAGTTTATTAGTTTAAGTTGTTAGATACAAAGTTTTCTGGGAACGCTATATTTGATGATAAGTTGAACTGCCCTTGAATTCTAATTTCGTTATTATCACGGGAATACCACGCATCAATTCTTTCAGTATCATCAAGAAGCCCAACACCAATCACCATCTGCGAACTTTTACCCAAAGTCAATCTGTTAGTTGATGAGAGACCTGGAACTCCAACGATTCTTACCTTCGTAGCAGGGTGGAAAGTGATAAACTCTTGACCAGCGTCCTCTGGCGAAAAGTGAAAATAATTCGCAGTTCTCAAATTGATAACATAATTGTTGTAATTAGACATAGACATAAAGCAAATTAGGTCGTCGTCCTCTTTAATAGCATCTGGTAAAGCAGAAATCATTTCATCAACGCAAGTAAGCATCGTTGAACTTGATGGGGTTGTAGCAGAAACAACAAGATTTACACCAGTTGTGCCAGAAGAGATTGTGTAGTAAAATCCGTCATATCCGTCAGTTGCCGTAGTAGCCTGCCAAACCTTGTTTTCCACGAATTTCTGTAACTCTTTCATTTTAAGGTCTAAAATCTGTGCCTCAAATGGTAATTCAGAGTTGCTCGCAGGGTTATTCAAGAACATACCAGCCCAGTAGTTTCTCAACGCTGTCGGACAAAGTGATTCTTGATAAAGATATAATTTTGATGCTAATTGTCTTTGAGTAAAAGTAGTAGCAGATAAGTTCGCAGTATTATCCCAACCGCAACCACCGCTTCCAAAAGAGATGGTAGAACTTAACAAGTTTATTGACTGAGTTCCAACTACGCCTGGTTGCAGGTAACAAAGTTCAAGGGTTTTTGCCTTCACGATACTTTCTGAAAGAAGGAGTCCTCCTACTTGGTCAGTGTAAGTCCCAATTTGTGTAAGGTCAAATGAAAAGTTGTGTTTTTTCAAGTTATTCATTTTTTTAATTATTTAGTTTTTTTGTTTATTTGATTGTTTTTTTTAATTCCGCAAGAGCAGATAATTTAGAAAACTTTAAGTTTTCCATTTGCTCTACATAACCTTTTTTGTCATATACTCTTGTGGTTGCTGGTTCTGCTGAAAATTGTGAAAACTTTTCTTTCAATTCAGCATTTTCCTTTTTGATTTCAGTAATTTCGTTTTTCAGAGCCTCAAAAGCCTCTGCGATAGTTTCCATCATTTCAGACATATCTGCTGAATCACCTTCAACATTACTTCTTTCTACAATCTTACCATCTTTAACGATAATTCTGATTTTCACCTCATTACCTTCGGTGTCTTTTAATTCTACTTGATGTTCGCCGTCTGGTGCTGGTGTCAAGGCTCCGTCAGCCCCAACTAATTCAACACTCTCGCCTACATCAAATGTTGGACTTTCAAGAACCTCACCATTTGGAGTTTCTGCCTTTGTCATCTCTACTGCTGACGCCTCAACTACCTCTTGCTCGGGTTCAGTTGATTTTTCTTGGATTGATGTGATTACACCATCTTTTGTTTCAATAAGTAAGCCACCATCTGTTTCGTGTAAGCCATCGGGAGCCGCTTGTCTGCCCTCCTCTGTTTTTACGAATAGATTATCACCTACCTTGAAATCATCAGAATCGTTCTCAACAATTGTCCCGTCTAAAAGGGTCGCAGTTTTCATCACGCCTTGGGTCATATCTTTAATTTCCAAGTTGTAAATCTTTCCGTCTTTCATAGTAATAAGCGTTCCGTCCTCTAATTCCACATCACCATCGGGTGCTGGTAATTCACCTTCTGGTGTGATGAGATACGCTTCTTTTTCCATTTCCAACGAATCAATTCTGAACTCGGCACCTTCTTTGTTTTTATACATACCGAAAGTGTTTTTAGACATACCAAAGATTTCTCTGATTCTACTGATTACATCTTGTCTATTCATTTGATTTTGTTTTTATTTTTATTGTTTTTTTTTTATGAAAATAAAAGGGATTCATTAAACCAACCTTCAACTGAAAATCCGTTCAATCTACCCTCTTTAATTTTGTTCCAAATATCCTTGTTATTTACCTTCATAGTCACTATCCAAGTTCCTTTTGGAAAATTGAAACCCATACCAGTTGATTTATCGTAATTTGGGTCTTCTACAATCCAACTTTCTTTAACATAACTATCTGCGGGTTTATCACTATGCTCTATATTGGTTTTATCCAATAACATTTCCTTCATAAACTTATCTGCCAGTCTCCTTGTTGTATCCTCTGAAAAGAATACATAATACAAGTCCCCTTTATTAGATTTTCTGACGATAAACTTATTTGGGATTACGGCTGCTCCAGTAATTTCCATTTTTTCCTCATCAACAGAAAAAACAAACTCTCTTTTTGGTTTCCCACAAGAACAACTCATTTCCTCTTTTGATTGTTTTACTGGAACACAATTAGGGACAACTCTACCACCTTCCTCTTTTGTTCCGATGGCTTCGTAACCAGGCCAGCAAGCATTTTCTAAATCCATTTCCTCTCGGATTTGGTTTAACTTTCTTTGAGCCCACTCAACACCACTTGAACCACCCCAACCTAACCAAGCAACATAACCCTTGTCCTTCCAAGGCGTCCCCTTAAACTCGGGTGCTATTTCGCTATTTTCTCTGTGTCTCTCAAATGCTGCCATACGGGCAATTGTCTCCTCTGTAATCTTTTCTCTTTTACAAAGTTGATTTGCTCTCGCTAATCCCGTTAGTTCCATACCCTCAACCTCATCTCTACCATACTCATCAATCCATTTAAGGACTTTACAAGCGTTTTCTGATGCCTCTTGGGGGTAATCATTATAGGATTGGAAAATGTGTTTTTGGCAAGGCATATACCCCGTAGAACCATCTGCCATCGGGTGGGTGTGATGTCCTTGGCAACCCAATATCTCTGCCATAGTTTCTGCTTCCTCCCTTGTGGTAAAAACTGGCACCTCGTCAATAACATCTATAACATTAAAAGCCGAGAATCCACCCACCCTTGGCTCTGGTGTATTTCCTGCGTTTATCGTGGCTGTTGTTCTTGTATCATAGAGTGTTCCAACTTGTTCTGATACAACACCCTTTCTAACAAGAGATTTATTTACAATATTTCCACTTTGGTCTTTTGGTAAATAAGTCAGTTTAACGAACTTATGTCGGCAGTTGAACGAACCACGCCACTTTAGCACAGAATAACCCGTAGGCCCTACTGGATTTAATGGTGATAATGCCTCAACATCATCAGAGGTAAATACTCTGTTTGCTTTTAACATCTCTTGACAGAATACTCTTTCGGCTTTTGGGCCGATATACTTGTATCTAATACGGGCTTCATTATCAGCCTCACCACCATCATTAGGGTCAGATGAAATTGAAAACTGATGTGGTAAATCTACCTCCTCAATTTTCCATAGAATATACCCTTGTTTTTCTAATTCTCCAACGGGTTCTCCTAACTTATTTATCTCTGATGCTAATTCGTATAATTTCTCGTCAGATAGTAATTCATAGATGGGTTTTTCGGTTTCATTTTCATTAAATGCCAACCAATTAGATTCGTGGGCTGGACGCTCAACTAACGAAATAGCATCTACACCACCGAAATCCTCTAAATCCTCTATTTTGAGTTCAACAATTTTCATAATTGTATATGAATAAATATAATATTTTATGGATTATACCATTTTACAAAGTAGAACGGGATTTAGTCATGCGGTCAAGTGCTACTTGTGATGAAACCTCCGTTGAAACTACATATGTTTTAATAGCCGTATTTTGTGATTGAGCGGCAATACTATTAAGTAATGATGTCTGTGGGGACACTTGGGTAGATATACCCGTTACACCACCAGCAGCGAACTTACGACCCCCTCCTGCTTGATTTATTGCTGATAATAATGGGCCGAACATTCTGGTAGAACGGGAATTTATTATGCTCTCACCATTAGACACTCTAACGGGGATATTATCTAATCTACCGCTCCCTTGTCCTACTATCATACCATCGGCGGCTGCCTCCTCTGGCTTTTGTTGTTTGGAAATCTGTATTGCTCGTGCTAAACCTTGCGCTATGGCGATGCCTGCTGCGATGGACGCTCTTACGGGAGCATCGGGAGTGGGAATACTCAATTGAGATGCGTATGCTTTTTGAGCCGCATCATAGGTAGAAACTATCGTTGAAGCATATGCGATGGCTTGTTGTAACTCAAAGTTGTCCCCCGCAAGTGCTGCTAATGCGTCTAATCCACCCATCAGTAAATCTCTTTGGGCTTGGATTTGTTTTTTCTCAATATCACCAAGTTTAGCCCTTGCTGCTACTCCGTTTGCCTCAACTTGGGTTACAGCATTTGCGTATTTCTGTCTGATTGCGAGTTTCTGTTCCTCTGTAAGTTGTAATTGAGAAAGTTCAGCGTCTCTTTGAGCGTTTAACCTATCAATCAATAGTGTCTGTGCTGCGTCAATAGCCGCTAATTGTGTATCATAAAAACTCTGTGATAATTGAGCCTCTGCCTCATAATTGTCTGTCGCAGCATCAAGTTCGTCCTCTCTGTTTTCAGATGCGATTGCCTCTTTTGCTGCGATGTAATTATTGAACTCTGTCAGTTCTTGATTGAGTTGGTTTTGTGCTATTTCTACCGCAACATCTGCTGCTAATTTTCTATCTTGATATTGTTTTTGTAGATTTGCTTCATTTTCTTTTTTTCTTTTTTCAGCCTCATCATTTTCAATTTTAGTAATACCTTTTTGAGTTTGTTCTACAATTTGTAAGATAAGTTCTTGTCCTTTTTTTGCCGAAAAACCTAACGCTCTTACTTGTTCTATTTGAGCCTGTTCTTGTAGTTTTAATTCAGCAATCCTTCTCTCCTTTTCATCGTCAATACTTTTAATCCTTAAATCTGTCTCAAACTTTGCTCTGTCGGCTGCGGCTTTTGCTGCGTCCTCTTGTCTTTTCTTTGCCGCATCTGCTGCCTCTTTCTGTGCTGCTGCCGCTTCCTTGGCAAGGGCTTTTTCTTGTTTGTTGAATAACCTTTGTTTTGCCGCCAAACTTTCCTCTGCGTTGGATACTGAAATAGTTGCTTGGGCTAATGCGTCCCTCAACTCTTTTGATTCACCTTCTAATTTAATTTGTCTCCTTAAAGCCGTTTCTCTTTTCTTGGCATTATCAAGTTCCAATCTTGCCAGTTTTTCCTCTGATTTTCTAATATCCTCTAACGCTTTTTTTCTGTCCTTATATGACGCATTAGCATCAGACAACAACTCACGAGCCACGGCTAAATCCTTGTTCTGTTTTGCTCTTTGGACTGCTAAATCTCTTTCTGTATCCTCAACATCATCTAATGCCTTGGCAATACCCTCTGCTTCTTTTGCTGCGTCAGCCATACCTGCCCCGACACCTGGTAATAAATCTACTAATGAAACCAACGCATCTACACCCGCAACTAATCCATCAACTAATACCGATGCGAGTTTGGTTGTAAGGTTGATAAGGGGTTCTACCAATCCACCAATTTTAGCAAAGGCAAAGGACAACTTATCCATAGCCTCCTCGTTTCTTTGTAGGGCTTTATACAATCCTACAAATACCAAAGCAAGTGCCGCTAATACCGCACCAATAGGATTAGCAATCAACGCCTTAAAGGCAGTCCCTAAACCTTGAACTGATTGAGCGACTTGTCCTACGGGGCCTGGTATTGCTCCTAATCTGTCTCCTAATGATTGTTGAGATTTAGCAAACTCCTCACTCTTTTTTGTTGCCTCTCCCAAGGCACCTTTTGACTTACCGAGTTCGGTGTTTAACTTATTCCATTTATCAGAACCAAAGTCAGCACCATCTAATTCCTCTTGTAGTGATTTTACTGACTTGTTTAAGTCCTTAAAACTGGTTGCTGTTTGTTCTACAATCTGCCCGTTTTCATTTACGATTTTAACCTTATAGACGAACTCCTTTTGTGTAGCCATTTCTTAACTTGTTATTCTTAAATATAATTTTATTGACACTCTGCCCCTTCAATAACATTACCATTACCACTAATG